TTTACTAATAACACTTTATAAATAAAATGAAATCAATAAAAACTAACAATAAAAATAAACAGTGGGGTTCTCGACATTTAACTAAATTTTCTCAGAAAATTTACTGAAATTTCGTTAGAACCTCAGTCTGACTATTATTATACAATCATAAGCAACACCGTGATAGTTTTATGGTACTCGCTAAACGCATTTGACAATTGCTTTCCACTAGTGGGAAAAGCTTTACTGTCATGTATTTAAAAGAGGCCCATCGATTAACGATGAAAACTATTGCTGGTGAGAGTCCCAAATCCGAAGAAAAGATTAGGGTCTCTATGCGAAGGGGGTTACCTTTGATTATACCCGGTACAATCCGACTCTTAATTGAGAAGAAAGACCAAAATATAATTAAACTAACCCTGACTATCATTTCAGTCTTTAGGGCAATACCGGCCTATCCAAAACTTAAACTGGAAACTATTACTCAACCATTTAATGGTTTAAGTGATACTTTACCAGAAGTTTCGAAGGTTGTACCAAGGCTTAGAATGTTAGTGCCCGAGAGGGCATTTAACTATTTTAAGCAGACCGAAGAGTCGTTCTTGGTGGTAAGCCGTAACTTGTTGCGCCTTACTTCAGCGGGACCCAATGTCTCAAATCAACATTTAGGTTATCCTATAGATGCGTTAGCACTAAAGGGACAATCTAAATTGCTTAAATATTTCGAGCTATTTGCAAGAAATACTAATCATGTTGATTTGTGAAAAAGTCTTCAATTAGAAATGAAATTTTGAGATAAGCCCGATAGTTTTGTATTACTTGAATCGAAAGATTCACCTAATCAAACAATTGGTTCACTTAAATCATCATGAAATCCTAATGAAGGTGGATCCCAGTTGAAAACAGGTAAACTAAGTCTAAAGAAAGAAGCGGCAGGTAAGGTGAGAGTGTTTGCCATTGTAGACGCTTGGACTCAAAGTCTGCTTAAACCATTACATACTTCGTTATTTGAGATATTATCTCATATACCTCAGGATGGAACATTTAATCAGTTAAAACCAGTCTTATCTCTTATGGAAAATAAGGATTTGACGAAATTTTATTCTTTTGATCTTTCGGCGGCTACTGATAGGTTACCTATTGCACTTCAAACAGATATCTTATCTCTTTTATTTGAGAATAGAGAAACTGCTGAAGCTTGAAGAGATCTTCTTATAGATCGAGATTATTATCTTGATTCAAAGGAATTCTCAAAAGAAAACGGTATTTACCGTTATGCTATAGGGCAACCAATGGGTGCACTTTCCTCTTGGGCCATGCTAGCCTTAACGCATCATTTAATTGTTCAAATAGCAGCTCAGAGAGTCGGTATTCGTACTTGATTTGAAGATTATGCTATACTTGGAGATGATATCGTTATTGCTAACGAAATCGTGGCCTTAGCTTACTTATCTCTTATGGAGCATTTGGGGGTAGATATTAATTTATCTAAATCCGTAATTAGCGATATAAGAGGTTGTGAGTTTGCGAAGAAGCTTATTGTAGACAATAAGGACTTTAGTCCGTTAGGACCTAAAGAGCTTATTGAATTCATAAACTCTCCGACACAGTTTCCGGATTTAATTCTTAACAATAAAATTTTAGAATTAAACCTGGGGACTGTACAAGCTGACTCTGCTTCTGATTTTCTGTTAAATCTCTTAGAAGATTCACCAATCCTTAATCATAAATGATTAAGAAAGGTGCAATCTACTTGTTGAGATTTAGTAGGAATATTTGGGCTTGGCCTCTCCATGGATCTATCACCGAGTATAAATACTCTAGCTATAGATTCGCTTAATGAAGAGGATCTTGGTATATTAAGTAACGTCATCAGACGTTTCTTAGTATCTAAGATAGCCTGTGGTTCTCTTAAGGCCTTTGAAGGGGATGTTAATATGTATAACAAAATCCGTAGACGTATGTCTTTGGATTTTTATATTAGCAAATTCCCTTCAACGGAAAACCTTCTTAATCAATACTCTTCGGATATGAGTAATCACTTATACCGTCCGAATATTGATTTCGATAAATTACATATTCAAGACCTACTTAAAGTAGCGTTCTCAGATATGACATTTATTGGTGATCCATTCCTTAATGAGAGTTTAGACTCGCGTAAAAGAACTAGTAAATCTATGGTGTTATCCAAAGGTTTATTAGATATTTTATCGAAAGATTGTCCGCATTTACTA